ATATAATAAATGCTTACTTCATTAACATAAAGTTGTTAGCACCTTGAGTAACTAAACATCTTTCAGATAAGAAGTTCATTTGCATTGCATCTAAATCAGATGTAGTAGCTCCAACAGAACCAGTAGTCCATGTTTTCATTTTTCTACTTTCTGTTTGAGAAGCTCTGTATCTAACATGTAAGAAAGGTCTTTTCATGTTCTTACCTAAAGCTTGATCGTAAACAGTAGAAACACCAGCTGGAATAATAATTCCACGAACTGCATCAGAAGTTGCAGCGGCGTTAATACCACCTCTAGTAGCTTTATCATTTAGGTATTTCCAGTCAGACTTATAAAAGTCATAAGAACCTCTTCTAAATCCTGAGAAACCTAAATTTAACGCCATATCTTCAGAGTTGTTAAATACTCCGTAAGAAGTACCACCAGCTCCATAAGAATTCATAGAAGCTAACATGTCATCCATTGCTAGAGACGTAGCTCTATTAACAAACATCATGTTTTCCTCAATAGCACCCTGGTTATCGAACTCAGCTAAGATAGCGTCAAATTCAGCTAAATCAGTAGCAGCGTTAACACCACTAACACCTGAAGTTAAGTTACCTCTGTTTTCAACAGCGTAGAATAAACCGTCCATACCACCTGGATTTCTACCAGAAGCATAGAATGCAGCGTCATCAGTACCACCAGCATCTAAAAGATGAGATTCTGCGTTTACTGGTTCAGCTTCAATACACATCATTTCTACGTAGTCGTTGAAACGCATTCTTGTATCACTAGCTGCTTTTAAATACCATAAGTATCCACCAGTTCCATCTTCATTAGAAACTTCAACCCAACCAATTTGAGAAGCATCAGATCCAGAGATCTCATAGTAATCCTTCATGATAACAGGTTTGTTACTAAATGATTTGAAAGTTGGTTTAACAGCTTTAGCTGATGAGTTAGCTGGTGTAATACCACCTAATCCAGTTGAACCTTTTTCCCAATCAGAACCAATAACTACAACTTGCGTGTTCGCTAATGTAGCAGATGATCCATGGAATGGAGCGTCAGACCAAAACTCTTCACCGTAAGGTTGAATAGTTATAGCTTCTCCATTAATTAATGTTACTTGTCCAGTACCTGACCAACCAGCGTTAGATACTAAACACACGTCATATAATCTTACACCGTGATTAGCGATTGTAAATCCATCACCAGACACGTTTCCGTCACCATCACTAACTACAGTAAAGACACCTGTATTAGTTACTAATGATCCGATTAAAGATATATGTAGTCTACCTTGCTCAGACCAAACTACTTGGTCAGAAGCCATAGCCTCTTCAGCGCCTACTTGCGAAAGAAATCCTGAGATAGTTCTGTTTCCAAAAACCTCAGCTTCCTGCTCGTAAAGCTCTGGTAAATATTGTTGGGACCAATCATTTGTCCCACTTGTAAAATCTAAATAGTTTGAAACTAACGTTTGCTTCTGTGAAGCTGCAACGCTATTTAGATTAGTTCCTGCAGTAATTGCCATTTTTAATAATTTTTAAATTGTTATTTATTTTTAATTTTCAATTTGAAATCATTAGAATTATCACCAAGCACTTTAAACTTCATTCCACCAGTATTAACGTTACCACTGTGTTGTTGTCGTGGGTCCATATTGATGTTTTTAGATTTAGCTATGCTGTTTTTCAAAGCATCAGCTTTACCTTGTTCGTAAAAGTGACTAGCAATTTTATCAGCATTCATAGCTGTAAACAACGACTTATGATAACCTTTAGCATCTTCCATTTCATTATTCTTATTCAAAAACTTTTTGACAAAATTATTAATGTCACTTTGGCCACCTTTCACCGTATCTGAGTCTTTAACGTTAAATCTAAACTTTTTGTCTCCAACATTATATTCAAAACCTTTGAAATTCTTGTTGAACACTTGATTAGTTTTATTTAAAAACGTACGGTGTTGTTTTTCTGCTACTTCTTGCTTTTCTTTTGATTCCTTGTTGTACCTATTGAAGAAGTCAACTGCTTTCTGTTGCTCACCAGTGAGCTTAGAACCATATTTGATATCTTCATAATATTTGGACTTCGCACCGTCCAAGTGTTGCTTTGCTTGAGCAACTTGCTCCTTCAAAGCTAATTTTTTTCTTTTAATGTCTCTTTCATCATCCATGTCTTCATCGTAAGAAAATTGATCTTCCATCATAAAGTCAATTTCATCCGAGTCTAGATGAGGTTTTGTTTGCTTGTAATATTCCTTAAGTAAAGAATCGTTATCTAATTTAGAGTAATCTTGATTCAACTTAACGTAATCTTCTAAATCACCACCTGTTTCTTCCATGAACTGCATTAGCTTTTGAATATTTTCAGGAAGTTCTTTTCCAGTAGCCTCCGCTTCAGCGACTGCTTCTTCAACTTGCTCAGTTAATTCTTCAACTTCTTCTTCTGTTATCTCTTCTAAAGTTGGAGTTTCTTGTGTTTCAGTTTCCGACTGTACTTCTTCTTGTTCCTGTGTGGCGTCGGTAACTTCAGTGAGTTCAACCACTCCTCCGTCGTCAGCGTCGTTTTCAACAACTTTTTCTTTGGTTTCATTTTCTGGTTTTTTACTTAAGTCTACTTTGACAACACTATCGTCATCTTTACTTTTGAATTTACTTAAATCAACTTCAGGTTTCTTTTCCTCTACCTTAGTGTCAACTTGTTCTTGAGCGATCTCTTCGATTGCTTCTTCTTTTTTCTTTTTTGCCATAATATAATATAATAATAATTAATAATTTACTTATTTGGGTTCAAATGCTCCCAAATCAAATCCACCACCTACTATATCATTACCTGCAGATTCAAACTTTTTAGGTGGTTTCCCACTTTTTCTTTGATCTATAAGTTCTGATTGTTGAGTAGCTTGTATTTTTGTTCTTTCGTCTTTACGATCTTCTTTTGATTTTTCTCTATTTTGCAACCCGTCAGTCTCGATTTGTTTTAACTGCATGTTATATTGAAACTCTAGTTCCATCAATTGTTTTTTAGCTTCTACTTCTTGCATCATTTTTTGAGAATCAAATTGGAATTTTGTCTGTTCCAATTGCATTTTAGACTGTGTTAAAGATTGATCTTTTTGCATTTCTATTTGAGCGGCGTTTTGAGCTGCTTGAGTATTAGACTCTGATTGTGCTCGAATGTTTTCTAGTTGTAGTTGTCTATCTCTTTCTTGTTTCTTTTGTCTTCTTATTTTTAAGAGCTGATTTGCTACTTTAATGTTTTTAATCTCTCTAAGATCAATAGCATCTTCTAACTCTATATTCTGCTGTTGTAATGCTACTTGTATATTGTTTTCTAAAAGCGCTTTTTCTTCCTCATCAGGAGCTAACTCTATAAATATACCAAAATCATACAAGTGTAATTCTGCTATCTCTTCTAATGTAGCTACGTTATACCCACCGATTTGCTGGATAAAAGCATCTTTTGTAGGAGAGTATTCGATAATATCAGATATTCTTAAAGATAAACATTCAGCTACTTCTGCTGTTAAGAACAGTCCCGCGTTTAATATATGTCTAGTTGCTGTATTAGAATTTGCTGCTGCTATTTTCTGTATTCCTACTAATGCATTTTTATCCGGTGTAGAACCATCTCTAGCTTCGTTTAATCCGGTTACATCTCTAATCATTTGTAAATAATAATTGTATGTACCAATTAAAGCTTGCATTTTATTACCACCACTACCAGATGTAATCTCTTGAATAGGTACTTTACCAGGGTTCATATCACCCTCACTTGTAAAACTTCTACCAATTACAGATCCAGTTTGAAAGAACATGTTTAACGCTTCCTGTGGATTGTAATTTGTTCCGTTGCCTAAATCAACCTCAGCTAAACCATCAGCATCTAAATAAACTCCATCTGGAACCATTCTAGACATTACTTGTTGTAATTTTAAGTGCGTAAGTTGAATCATATCAGCAAAACCTGTTATACGTTTTACTAGCGAATCAATTTTACCTTTATACATTCTAGGTGCTACCATAGAATAGTTCATTTTAACTTTTGTAAAATCACTTTTAGGACGTGCCATATTTTTAGCCATTTCCCATTTAAGCAACTTTTCAGTACCAAGAATCTTAACTCCTTCATATAAACACTCTACAGATCTTTGCAATCTTTCATACCCTCCTTCTTTGTTCGCAGGAGGATTAAATGTATCATCTTTTTCAATAGCTTTGTAAGCTCCAGATCCAGTTTCTTTCATTTTATAAACCTCATTCATGTAGCTTTTGTAGTTGAAGTATAAAACTTGTACTTGATTATTGTCTATTTCTCTAGACGTAGAGTGCCCATGGTAGTTGTTAGAGTGAACTGATTTATTTTTCATAATATCCTCTAAATCCTCTTGAGTTAAATGTGGAAACTGTTTAGCTAATTCGTTTACAGGTATCGTTTTAACCTCTCCAATATAATACACATCTTCAAAGTAAGGAGATTCTGAATACGAATATACTAAGTCAGCAGGATCTACATAATCTATAGTTACTCCTTCAGAAGTATTAAAACCTGTTTTTACAGCACCAATACCCAACACAGTTAAATCTCTATAAAATCTTTTCTTTATCAATTCGTAGCGATTTCCTTCCATCAAAGTTCTCAACGCTTGCTCTTCTGCCAATTCTACAGACTGCTTGTAATTAAGCTGCATGTGTATACCTAATTCTTCTAAGCTTTCAGGTAGTTCATCTTGATCTGTTTCACGTGTATTTACTCCAAGTTCTCTTTCTACTAAATCGTTGAAATCCTTTAACTCCATGTCGCTCATAATACCCTCCATGTACTTAGTTCTCTTTTCAACTCCAAACGGATCTTGCGAATACGCTTTTATATCATACATTCTCTCGGCAATACCGTTTACAACAATATCGACAAATTTAGGTATAATCGGAACTGGTGTCCAGTCTAGGTTTAAGTAGCTTAAGTCACCATTTATAGATAACTCATCTTTATATTTTTGAATTGATTGACTTCCACTAGCGTATAGTCTTAAATTGTGAAAGTTATTTTGATTTGTAGTGTATCTAGTATAACCACGATCTTTATGAAACCACTCAGACTCAATAGCTTTAGCTACTTTTAATCCATAGTCGTAACTTAGCTTTTCAGCATCACTTACAACTTGACTAGGAAAATAATTATGTATAACAGACTCTGCCATATTTTATTTTATTATTTTAGATGCGTTTCCAGTATTAGTATACTTCGCAATATTTATGTTTAATTTTTGTTTCTCTATTTTAGCGCTTGGTCTATACAGATGTCTGTTACAAGCCATTATAGCTAATCCAGAACTAATAGATGCGTCAAACTTTGTTCTTTTTGTTATATCAAATCTTGCCCAATCGTTCAGTGTTTCATTAAAATATATGTTTCCATAATTTCCATCACCTAAATGACCAACGTGATTTTGTATGTACATCTCAATAGCGGCCGCATGGGCTTGCTTGATATCTTCACTGGAGTTTGGTATACCTCCAATTTCTTTTTCTGTTACAGACAACTTATTCCAAAGCTTATCTGGTCTATTCATGCTATATCCTCTATAACCTCTTCTTCTTAAATGATATAACAATCTAGGCTTGTTATTCTCACATAACAATGGCATTCCGTAAAATACCAAAGCCATTAATACATCTTCAAAGAATATTTCAGCTGTTTGTGGTCTAGCTACGTATTCTAAAAACATATGATTAGGAGGACAGTCTTCCATTGAAAACTTTGTTAATCCGTGTAAAGCTCCATTGGATCCTTTACCGTCAACCGTTCCTGATATATCATAACTATCACAACCAAAAGCGCCCATGTGTTCATTTGCGGGATATTTAATTCCTTTCTTTTGGATAATTTTATTTTGCATATGTTGAGGTGGAAACCAACTCACTTTAAATCTTCCTTTTGGATCCGGATAAAATATAACTTGTGTATCTTTTATTCCATTAACCCATTGGAAATTACCAACTGACAATACTGAAGAATTCCCTATTCCTTCGTTGTAATCTATCTGTTCGTATATCTTAATTAGATTAAATAAAGAGTTTTTAGCTTCATCTCTAAACGCGTGTTCTGTTGTTCTTGGAAATTGTCTATAAAACTCGTTCAATCCATCTTGATCAGACTTTAATCCTTCTGCTTCATTTTCCCAATGTTCTATTATACCTATGTCAATTAATTCACCATCTGGTCCGAGTACATCATGATCTGGACTATCGAAAACTGGATATCCGTATTCATCAATAAATCCCTCGTAGTTCCACTCCATTGGGATAAAAAGAGAATATAAGCCAGATTTTGTTTGTCCATTACGATTTCGTGCTGTAACGTCTGAAGCATTGTATAGTTTTTTAAAGTTGTCTCCTCCTTTGTCAAGGGCGTTAGAAGTTGAGCCCATCATACACTTTCCTACTATTCTACTACCTAATCTTAAACAGGTTTTTGTAACTCTCCAGTTATTTAATATATTATCTGGTCTTTCCCACTTACCACTTTCGTCATGAACTAGTAAACTTAGTTTTTCCCCATCATAACTATTGTCTCCCGTGTTTTTCCAATCTATTGTTGTGTCTAATCCTTTAATATCTTCGAGTTGCTCATTCGCCGTAATCTTCTTTCTAGTAAACTTACTCGCAGGTACTCTGTAAGCAAGCTCGGATTTTGGCCGATCCATACCATCTTGGATAGG